GAAAGAATTCATATAAAACAGACTGTGATACAGGATATAAGCCACCTACATATAGGCTCTAGGAATCATTGGTGAACAAATGAAAGACACACAAGAAATCTTAATAGATTTTAGAGAGGCTCTAGGCTCAAGCAATGATGTCAATGAGCAGTGCCTCAAGGATAACCAGTTTGCCAAGATTGCTGGTGCTCAATGGGCTGGCAGTGACGCTGAGCAATTTGCCAATAAGCCTAAGCCTGAAAACAATAAGCTATTCAAGAATATAAACCGCTTGCTTGGTCAGTATCAGCGCATGGAAATGAATGCGCGTATTGCTAGTGCCAGTGATATTGCAACGGATGAAGACGCAGACTTATTACAAGGTCGCTGGCGTAATGATTTCAATATGTCGGATGGCATTGAAGCGCTAAACAATGCAGCAGACGAGGCGTTCTTTGGCGGCTTTGGTGCTGTTAAGTTAGTAGCCAAGTATGAAGACGAGGAAGACCCTAAACCGGAAAATCAATACTTATGTATTGAGCCTATCTACTCGGCCCCTAGTTCGGTTGTATTTAGCGCTGGAGCTATTCGTAAAGATAAGCAAGACGCTAAACAGGCGTGGCACCTTGTGCGAGTTAATCGCAAAGAAACAGAAGAAACATACGGTGTAGATTTTTCGTCATTCCCTGATGCCACTGATAGCGGTCTATTTGATTGGAAGACTGATAGCATAAAGGATGTTTATGTAGCTCACTATTATGAGGTTATCGAAAAGACCTTAACTGAGTATAAGTTCACAGAAGAAGGTATTGATCTTGTCATCACTACTGGCGATGGCATTAAAGACCAGCTAGGCAATCGCGTTACCCGTGAGGAATTATCAGGACTACGTGAAGCATTCGAGTATGAGCAATCACAACGCAAGGTTAAATTTGTTGAGTATGCTTTAATCTCAGGTGATAAATTCTTAATCAAGCCATCAAAGACACCGTTTAAGTCTATTCCTATCATCCCTCAGTATGGTTATCACACTGTTATTAATGGCATTGAGTACTATTGCGGTGAAGTATGCCGCCAGCGTGATAGTCAGCGCTTTGAAAACATGGGTTTTGGTGCTCTTATGGAAATCATGGCGCAGAGTCAGAAAGAGATTCCAGAATATACGCCAGAACAGATCAATCGACATGCGCCCTTCCATGCAAATAAAGATTTAGAAAATCCTGCTTACCTATTATCTGACCCTATCAGGGATACTAACGGCAATATCACACATGTTGGCCCTATTGGTACGCATAAGCCGCCGCAAATAGGCTCAGGCTTGGCTAGTGGCCTTCAATACCTACAGCAGAACATGGCAGAGCAATCCGGCACAGGACAAAGCACACTGCCAAGCAATACAGCAGCCGCAGCTATCCAGCAGGTCAATGAGCGTCAAGATGATGCATTCCAGCCTTTATTCCAGAATGCAGTTCAAACCATCAAGGCATTGTGCAAAGTATGGATTCCAGCGGCGCAGATGGTTTACTTCTCAGGCTCAAAGACTTTACGCATCCAAGGCCCTGATGGCTCATATAGTCAGGTTAAGACTTTAGAGTATGCTGTTACTGATGAAGGTTTTGGCCCATATAGGAACGCTGCACGCGGCAAGTATGATGTTACCGTTAAGGTAGGCGAGTCTCATAAGTCGCAGAAAGAAGCAGACTTAGCAGGCGCTAAGGAATTGCTTCAATATACTGACACAAGCACACCACAAGGGCAGATTGTTCTTATGTCTGCTATTCAGTCAACTACTGGCGAAGGTATGGCGGCAGCTCGCAAGATGGCACGATTTAACGAGATCAAGATTATGATGATGGAAGGTATCGACCCTGATCTTAAAAACGATGAAGAACGCCAATTCGCACAGCGCACCATGCAGCAAATGCAAGCAGCTCAGCAGAACCAACAAAACCCACAAGTTATGCTGGCTCAAGCAGAAGCACAGGCCCGAATGATGGAAGGTCAAGCAGCTATACAGAATGAAGTTAATGACGCTCAGAAAATTCGCATTGATGAATTCAAAGCTATGACTGACCGTGAGAAGGTTAAGATTGATGCTGCTAAGGCTGGCGTATCCATTGAAAATACGCAGGTTAAAACTCAAGGCGAGCTAATTGACCAGCAGCTAAAAGTGAGCAATGCAATGATGGGGCGTTAAGCCCCTTGTTCATTGTTTACTAGGTTGGTCATTTGGATTCCTTCTTTATTTCTGTAATTAATTTGAATACACCGCGTTGATATTGAGAATTACCACGGACAATCCACTTGCCAGTGCTTGGCCAGAAATCCGCTATCTTGTTTTTATGGCTTACAACCAAATGCGCGCCATTATTCTTGGAATCAAAACAAATATTGTTTTTTATTAGCAGGTCAGTGGAGCTAATTTTATTATCTGATTTCTTTTTCTTCCTGATTGCTTGCAAGGCTCGAAAGTCATCACCAATATCACCCATATTAATTCCTTCCATCTAATTTCATACATTCACCTAATCTATATATGTAAGTTATGCCATTCACAGCATGAATGGCGCGTGGTAGTCTATGAGTCAAGATGCAACCATGTCATGCAGAGTCCGATAATCTGGAAGCCCAAATAAAAGAACCTTGCAGCAGGATACCAATCCATTATATCTAGCGACACAGCTCCACCCATTATAAACCATGCCGACAATACAATTGCCATATGAATGACAATCGCCATCAGTGCGAGCTTAAGTATCTTCATCCTTTTCTCTCCTCTCGTTTATGGTGTGTTAGTTTCTCTTTTTTATATTTTCTTAGCTTCATATTTAAGATTAGCAATTTCATCTTAATGAGGAATATTCTTAACTTAAATTCTATCCTTCCCATTCCTAGCTCCTTATTAGCTTCCCCTACTCTAACACCTAGATTTTATAAATCATTGGCAAAAACTACCAAAATTAGCTGATGCTTGTAAGTTTTGGTCAATCCTATAAAATACATGAATGGGAACCGCTGCGCCCATAAATGCAGCGTATACGTTGACCATATGAGCGGAGAAATGATATGGATTCTGGAAATATGTCTGAATTAGAAATTGAAAGCGTTCAACCTGATGAAGTTGTGGTGACTGAATCAGAGGAACTGGAAGCAACTGAGGCAACACCACAGGCCGAGGAAGCGGAAAGCACAGATCAGCCAACGGTTTATATTGAAGATGAAGGCGACCAGCAAGAAGAGCCTAAAAGCGGTGAAATGACAGAAGCCCAAATGCGGGCTGCTTGGAAAGAAGAACGCGAGAAGCGCAAGCGTAAGAATGCAGAGCTAGAAGAAGCCCAGCGAAAGCAGGCGGAACTAGAAGAGCGTTTAGAGCGCGCTGAGAAGTTAGCTTTTGAGGCTAGTGTAGGTAAGAAGCCAAACCCTTCTGATTTTATTGATGCTCAAGATTACGCAGATGCGTTGGGCCAATATGAAGAGAAGATGTCAGGTCTTAAACCAACACCTAAGCAACAAGAGCAAGCTGAGCAGCAAATACAGCTTAGTGATGATCAGGAGTTCCACGCTGATAAGAGTCGTTTAGAGTTGCGTAAGCACCTACCAGACTACGATGAAGCAGAGGCAGAAGTTGATCAGTGGTTAGAGTCCAAATTCCCTAATGGAAAAACCATTAAGGCGGGCGTAATCGCATTAACTCATGCCATGGATATTGATTACGCAAAGGCAATGTATGCTGTTAATAAGCTTCCAAAGGTAAAGGCTGAGCTTGAAGCAGCTAAAAACCAGATGGAAATCGCGGCAATTCTTAAAAAAGCAGCTAGTAAAGTTAAGGTTCGTCAACCCGCAAAGATTGAAACAAAACCAGAACCCACTCTTAGCAGTACTGGTTCGGTAAGTGCGGCGGCCCGTGAGCTTGAAAAAGCCCGTGAAGCTTATGCTAAAGATTCCAGTGTGGCGAACTTCAAGAAAGTCGCTGATGCTAAGAAAAAACTTAAAAGCTCATAAGGAATAACCAACATGGCTAATTCATTTTCTAAAGATAAAATGGCTACCCTCTTTGAGGAAACAGCTGAAACAACCTCGCTTAACTTGTCACTATCTAAGTCGCTAGATACTTACGATATGGATATGGACGCAGACAAAGGCCGCACTTCTGACTCTAACGGTGCTGATACCGTATGGATTCCACAGGAAACGCGCTTTACTGTAACTGATGGCTTTGCCTCAACTGCTGGTAATGAACAGGATATTGTTGACCGTAACATTCCTGTACGCCGCAATAAAGCTAAGCACATCTTTACCCGTATCGGCACTAAAGATCTACGCGACCCAATGCGTTTAGAGCGTGCCAAAAAAGGTATGGCCAAAGATATTGCTATTGCAGTAGATACCGCGGCTTATGAGACTATGCGCAACCGCGCAAACATGACTCTATCTCTAACTGGCGACTTCTCTTACGATGATGCTATCTTGGCTGAAAGTAAGATGCTAAACGCTGGCCTAGGTCGTTATGACAAGAAGCTATGCCTATCTATCCCGCATTACAATAAAGTGGCCAAAGACCTGCAAACTGCCTCGCGTGATGTACTGGTTAGCGATGCTCTTACTCGCGCTCAAGTTCCAAACCTTTCAACGTTTGAGACCATGCGCGCAGAGTACATTAATAACCTAGAAGCAAATGGCACTACAGGCTTAACCATTAACGGCAACCAGTCTCACACTGTTTCTACCTATGATTCGTCTAATGAATTCTATTTGGATAACCGCCAAATGACTCTAGCAATCACTGGTGCAACTGCTGTGAATATGCCTGCTGGCACTAAATTCACTATTGCGGGTGTTAATGCTCTTAACCCTGAGTCTAAAACTGACACAGGCGAGCTTCAAACATTCACAGTAGTAACCGCTGTAGATGCCGCACCTGTTATTTCGCCTGCTATTATTGTTAATGGCCCATATGCAAACTGTACGGCTCAGGCTGCCACTGGTGTTGCTGTGACTATCATCAATATTGCGAATAACGCTGCATCATTGTTCTATACCCCTGAATCAACGTTTATCGTTCCGGGGATTTTACCTGTTGCGGCTGAAGCTGGCGGCGTTAATACCTTCAACGGCGTGACTGATAATGGTATTCCAATGCGCATGACTATGTGGTGGGATCCTCATGCAGAAGCACTAAACATTAAGACTGTTATCTACTTTGATATTGCGGTTGTTCATCCTGAGCAAGTCGGCGTTATCTTAGACGTACAAGTCTAATCTTGCGGGGGGCTTAACGGCCCCCTTTTTTTAAACTATTAAGGGGTTAATATGTTACACGTATTTAAACAAGGCGGTGGCTGGAAGGATTCGGATGGTTTTGAATACACCATTAAAGCAATCAATCCATCAGACCGTGTAAAATTCCTAGAAGATGGTTGGTATACCTCATTAGAGAATGCCAAAGCTATTCAACTAGATGAATCAGATTATGGCGTAGATGGCGGTGAATATGAGCGCGATTTACGTGATAAAATCAAAGCATTAGGTGGCAAGCCTGCTGGCCGTTCCAGTATTGAGCGATTAGAACAGCAACTTGCAGACCTAGAATCAAAAGAAGGTCAGGAATAAGAATGGCAACCAAAGGCAGGATTGCAGAGCGCGCTCTGGATAGCTTAGGAATTGGCGGCAACTACGAATCTGATATGATTGTGCGCGCCATAGATAACCTAGATGAAATGATGCTTTCTTGGGAACAAGATGGCGTTATTCTTGGGTATGTTCACACAGATGAAACAGCTAGTCCTAGTGATGAATCAGGTATTCCAGATTACTCACGTCAAGCTGTCATTCTCAATCTTGCCTGCCAATTAGGCATGGTGCTCAAACTTCCAATTGATCAATCGATGATGGCGCGAGCATCTAACGCTTATAAAAACCTAATACCAATTGCACCACCTTCAATGGCTGCCAATCCTTATATGCCACTTGGCCAAGGGAATAATATTTATTATGAGCAGCCAGCTTTTCAGTCACAGGGCGACACGGTTTTAACTAACAATCAGGATACGCCTTTATTGGCTGATATTGGTGACGAAGCATGACAGGCATTAGGCTTGGCGGA